AGCTGTTCATAACCAGCTTTACCACCAGCTATACTCTGTATCTCTTGTATCTCAGGGTCAGATAATGTAGGTGCAGTTGTAGTGTTGAAACCTGCATCAGCTCTCACACCTTGTAAGTAAGAGTCTACTAAGTCTTTATTAAGACCAGCATTATTAAGAGTTTCATACATCTCATCCGTTAATGTACCTTCATTTTGCATGAAGTGTTCATTCATTTTGAATGGATCTATTTCATTCTCTTTGAAAAGTTCAGAAATTTTTTCACCATAAACTTTTTCAGTAGTCTCATAGTTTACAGCACCATCTTCAGTGTAGAAATCTTCAGCAGTTATACCTTGTTCAGGTTCTGATTCAGATTCCGAATCTGTTTGAGGTTCTCTTTCTAATCCTTGTTCTTGCTTACCAAGCTTACCTTCTAATTCTTTGTAAGCTTTTTCTAAATCTTCTGTTGTTTTATATTTACCAGCAAGTAATTGCTCTTGCTCTTCAACCATCTTCTCACCAACAGCGAGATTCTCTGCATCACGTGCTTCATTAGCTTCGTCAATTAGAGAATCCTGTGTTGGATCATAGGTGAATGTTTGTGTTTCAGTTGCCATTTAATTAAGGGGTTGGTGCTACCTCTGGTGGAGCTTCTACTGGTTGGCCTGTTGCCATTTGCATCATGCCTGGTAAAGCTTCTATCACTTCGGGGTTTTTACTTGGGTCCATGAGTGGAGAACTTGCTAACTGACCAGCTTGGCCTACCATCTGTTGTTGCATTGCCATTGCTTCTGCTTGCTGTTTCTCCTGTTGTAACTCTTCCATGGACTTAACAAGATTCAGTACATCTATACCTTGAGCAGCTGCCAATCTCTTGATAGCTTCATCAGGATTAATGTATTGTTGTAAAGCTTCTGGTCCCATTGTCTGAGCAATGGTAGTTACAAATTGAACAAGTGCATCTCTGTCTTGTCCACGTCCTAGTGCGTTTATTCCTGCAACTATAGTTGGGTGTACTAAATTCTTAGGAAGTTTAGGTATCTTCTTAGCAATAGTAAGCTTGTGCATCTTTCTTGCTAAGTAAGGTATAAGGAACTCAGTAGTTAACAAGCTAAATAAACCACCCAGCTGTTGCTCTAGTTCCATTTGTGTCATACGAACTTCCTCTGCGGTAGTTCTTTCTGACTGTCTAACATTAAGTATTAGGAAAGCTTCGCTTAATCTTTTCTCTAATACATTTACTAATTGAAATGCAGTTTGAAAATCAGCTGTCTTACCTACTTGTATAACTCCAATATCATCTGGTCTACCTTGAATGATAGCACCATTACCTGCGTTTGCAAGTGTACCTGGTTTAGTAACTGAGCTAGGTGATACTGTAAAGACAACCTTTGCTGCTGCTGCTGAACCTTCAACAAGAGATTGCATCAACGCTTCTAGTGATTTTAGATCACCAAGAAACTCTTCTACTCTTGACCTTCCATAATCCTCACCATCTACTGTTACAAAACGTAGAGGTAAGAAAGGGTTTTTATCTTTAGGAGCTTTACCTTCACTACCTGGGATTAGTATATCATGCACTTCTTGGTGCCAGTACCATCCCTTAGTACCTAATTTTACACAGGTATAAACATCACAATCTTTATCTGTGTTAGATGTATCATCATCTACAACTGAATCTTTATATTGAGAAAGATCGAGTGGTATTAAATCTCGATGGACTCTTTCTTTAGTTACTATCTCAACAACTTCTCCGTTACCATCTCTTTCAACTACATATCTATTAAGAGGGTACATTTTCATACCATCTTTACCCATATATAACAAGGCATTACCTGTTACTACAAGGTGTTTAATAGCTGAGAAAATCTGAACTCGATCAGTAGAGGCTGCGATAGCTTCCATAATCATGCGTTCAATCTTTGCAAAGCTAAGATCCATTTCACTCTTTGCTTCAGGTGGTATCTGTACACCTAACTGAGAGTCATCTAGTTGAAGTTTGAAGAAACTTGTGGAGGGTGGGAGTAATCCTAACATTAGTTTTGATGCTAATGTTACTACTCCTTTAGCTCCAACTGACTGCCACGGGGTTTTGAATTGCCCGTAAGCAGGTGGTTTCTCACTACGCATTAACAAAGTTGGTATTGTTAACTCTGCACATTCGTATGCAACATTGAGAAATTGATCACGGTCTGTAGATAGTCTGTTATACCTTTGCCGTGCGTTTTTCATTATGTCTTCTTAGTAGTCCCTGCTGTAGTTCCTGTTGTGGCAGCTCCAGTACCAGTGTTAACACCTTGAGGTGTTCCTGTACCTTGTACCCCACCTGTTGCAGGTTTCTTAATTTGTAACTGAGAAGTACCTGCTGAAACTTTCTTCTTCTGTACTTTCTTAGAAGTGACCTTAGCTTTACGCTTAGTTTCATCTTCTTGTGGAGCAGGAGTTGGTGCAGCTGGTGGCTCGATAGGAGCTGTTACAGTTGGAGATGGTGGTGGTGGTGGAGTCGGTGCTACTGGGGTAGGTGGTGGAGCTGGTTGCCTATTGCCACCAAAGATACTATTATTAAGCTTCCGCACATAATCTTATTCCGATAGGTTTTGTTTAAGTAATCTGATAATAGATATTTGTCCTGCCCTATAAGCTATCTCCTTATCGGAAAGATTATGGTCAGGAAATTTGTCGGGAAACTGTTGGTCAAGGTCATCAAGTAAACGCTCTAGGCTACCCCAGTTAAGCGTACTTTGGGAGGTTTGTATTTGCATGTTCAAAAAATGCAGGCATACGAGCGTTCTTAGTCTGAGAAAGCTCTGGTGCTTTGCCTTCGTACATTAGCCGATCACTAGAATCGGTCCAAAATTTTCTGTCTAAATATTTGTCCTCAGTATTTCTACCTAGTGGTTCCATGATCCATTGTATTGTAGCCTTCCTAAGTTTATCTAAGGATGGACTCCAAGTAAGCCCAAGCTCACTACATACTAATGAATTACATGCCACGTGAATCTGTTCGTCCCTTGAGATATCTGCTGATACGGTCCTTAAACCTGCATCACCATTGAATCTATTGAATGGAAGTAGAACAAAAAATATAGCACGTTCAGCTACCAAGGCTTTGACAACCGTGTGGTCAGGATGGGATACCCATGCGTCCCGTAGTCTAAGTGCTTCTTTCTCAGCTTTTTCGTCAACACCAAGAGCGTTGGCAATGTAACCGAGAGCAAGGTCATGGTTATCTTCATCTTTTACATTAGAAATTAATAGTTTTCTAGCTGATTCGGGAACAGCTTTTTCAAGCCCCTCCGTAATGAAGGAACCAACTGGTAACTCCAAACAACGTACTGCGAGAGCACGGTAGATGGCCTCTTCAGAACCTTCACGGAGTTTACCTGCTGTGGTCTGAACGGGGGACCACTTTCTTTTACGTTCAAATAGTTTATCATATGGTGTTTTCATTCTTGACAATCACAATTAGGGGTTTCGGATAAAATCCCTTCTAAGTAATCATTGACTTCTGTTTCATCCAATGCAGCATATGCGCTGCTCTTGTCTTGCACGTCACCCATTACCTGAAGGCTGTAGTACAAGGAGGTTTGAGGCGATGCCAACCACTCTTCCACGAACTGATCGTCGTAGGCTACCACATCTGACCATGAGTTAAATGAGTATCCGTGAAGAAGTCCTGTATTATTTAATAACGTCATGAAGCCATCTGCTACACGCTTGTATGCGTCCCAGCCTACTTCACTGGCAATCTCTACATTGCCATAGTCATAACTTTGTACTCCAAATGTACCGCTGTCTCTGTCTACAGTACGGCTTATTGGAGGTGCTATTTCTGGACAAGCGGTGTACCCATCTAAGTCCTTACTCCTGTAAGAACAGGATGCAGTAGGAGCTATAGCAAAAGCTCTTACCATGTTATTATTTCTTGCAACTGTTGTTGCTTGGTGAACACCTAGCTTTAATTCGTAAGCTAATCTTTCTGCAGGAGTTACAATAGATCCTCCTTCATTAACTACACTAAGTGCTCTACCAAATTTTTCGTAGCTGATACCCTCTCTTCTTAGAAGGTTAGCTAGTCCAAGGAATCCAAGTCCGACTTGGCGATCCGTTTCGGACGGGAGGTATTCGCCAGTTGATCCAACACCTGTCTTCCCATGTAACTCGCACAACTCTGACATACCTCTAACACAAGCTCCTTGAATGTCGCTGATGTTACAGGCTGACAAATTAATATGCTGGAGGAGGCATGTTCCACGTGAGGGCAGATAAACTTCCAAGCATACATTCCCCCAGATTCGTTGCCCTGACTGGTCATATTTGATTTTGTTGAGCCAGATATCTCCTGATTTAATTCCATAAATTAATGCCTCTCGTGTGAGCGAATCAGTATTTTTCCACTTTTCGTCGTCAAGATTGACGCACCTTTTGATCCACGGTAACTCGTGTCTAGGAGTTGTAATAAAATCAATGATATCGGCATGGTCAATGTCACAATGAGCAACAATAGCCCCGTTCTTATAGACCCCGCCTCTTCTGAGTGTTTCATTTAATACTGAGTAAATTTTTGCAAAGCTGACTGGGCCGCTAGCAACCAAGCCTTTGCCATTTTCAGTTCCTTTTGATCGTAACTTGGATAGGTGGATTGCAACTCCTGCTCCGTATCTGAGAGCATGTGAAGCAAAACGCCAAGACGCTTCGATGCCATTTTCTCCCTCCATCGAATCTTCAACCACGAATACAGTGCAGCTGACAGGGAGACGGCCATCAGGATTATCAATCCAATTTTGTACTCGACCTGTACGGGCGATAACATTTGCAGTCATTAAACTAAATTTTCTAAATTGGGTGGTGCATAATTTGGTCCTTTAAGAACCTTGCCATCTTCTCGGTAGATAGGCTTACCGTTTTTATCTAACTTAGACATATTACTTTCATGTACTCTATGTAATGCCTCATCTAAATCCCAATCCATGTTAGCAGCGTACTGGTAACAAACATAAACTAGATCAGCAAGTTCTTTTAAACATTCAGCTCTGAGTGTAGGGTTATCTCTAAATAACATACCTTCAGCTTCTAAAAATTCTTTGAACTCTTCGATCATCAAGTCTTTTTGTTTAGTCCGAGGTGCACGACCCCTCGAATTGCCAATCGAGTAAGTCTTTCGGAACTCCTCCGCTTGTTGGCTGAGGAATGTCTTGTGTATGTCTGGGGTTATTGTCAGAGACATGTGATAATTCTTTGGCTAAATAGTGGATAGCTTTTTGAAGATCCTTTTTAGGATCATCTTTGTAACCTGCTCGGCAAATGTATTTAATAGCATTACCGAGAAAGTAGTTTAAGTCTTGGTCTTTAATAAAATCCCAGACTTCTATGTTACCCCGTTTATAATACTGGGGTCCATAGGATTGGCTCTTGGCG